TAGGATATACAATTTAATTTCAGATTATGGCGGTCACTTGTTTTCCACAGGTGACCGCCATGCTTGTGGAATTAAATCCGCAATTATTTTTGAGAGGAGTTGACGATTATGGGAGAACCATTTGGAAAGCGAGAAATTTTCCGAAAATACCCCGATGTAGTGGATGTACCACAGCTTTGCGAGATGCTGGGCGGTTCGCGGCCCGTGAGTAAGAAAACGGCATATCGTATGCTGAATGCAGGGAAAATCAAGGCATTTCGCATCGGACGCAGTTACCGCATCCCCAAGGTAAACGTAATTCGCTTTTTGCAGAACGAAACACCCGAAGATTGCAACACTGTCAATGCGACAATCGACAGCGTGGAGTAAAAAGCGCATATCCGCTATCATATAGGTGTCACCATTACCGTCAGATAGTCGGAAAGGAGCAACGCAATGAAAACGAAAGTTACAGGCTATCTTACGCAAAAACACGGATTCTATTATGTCGTTCTGAATCTGCCCACAGATGAAAAAGGAAAGCGAAACCGCAAAACGCTGAGTACAGGGTTGTCCACCGACCGCAATGCAACCAAGGCCAAGGCGCTGCTCCTGACGATGATCCGCGAAGCCAATGCCGGAGAGGAAGTGCGTGGTGTAAACGAGCGTCAACCCAAAAGCCAAAACAAAACGGAAGATGAAAGATGGAATTCACCTTGGCCTGGTATGCTGTTCTCGGATTACCTTGAATTTTGGTTGCAATGGAAACGCAAAAGCTGGGAAGAAGTTACTTATTCCGGCTATTGCCAGAATGTCAGATCGTGGATTGAACCGTATTTTGCTAAACGGAAAGTACGTTTGAACGAAATCACAGTGCTGGATATTGAAATGTTCTACACACATGAAATCAACCAGCGCGGAGTAAGCGGAAACACCGTACTTCATTACCATGCCAACATCCGCAAGGCTTTATCTGACGCGGCAAAGCTCAAATTGATTCCCTATAACCCTGCTGCCGAAGTGGAGCGCCCCAAAAAAGACAACTTTGTTGCCAGCTATTATTCAGCGGATGAATTAATGGAAGTGCTGCCTATTTTTGCAAATACCAAAATGGAACTTCCTGTCATGCTTGCTGCGTTCTATGGATTGCGCCGCAGCGAGGTAATCGGTCTGCAATGGTCGGCCATCGACTTTGAACGGAAAATCGTCACGATTTCACGCACCTTTGAACGCATCAATGTGGATGGCAAAATGGTGGACGTTTCCAAGTGCCGTACAAAAAACAAGGCCAGCTTCCGCAGTTTGCCTCTGATTCCCGCAGTAGAACAGGCTTTACTGAAAGCCCAAAAACGCCAGCACCAGCAAATGAAACTTTGCGGCGGCAGCTACTGCAAGGAATATAAGGACTACATCTGCGTGGATGATATGGGTCATCTTGTGACCCCGGATTATGTGACACGGGTTTTCCGCGAAATGCTCTTAAAGAATGGTTTCCGCCCGATTCGTTATCATGACCTCCGCCACTCCTGCGCCAGTCTGCTCATCAAGAACAAAGTCACGATGAAAGAGGTACAGATGTGGCTGGGGCATTCCAGCTTTTCCACCACGGCCAATATTTACGCCCACATTGACGTGGACAGCAAGATGGAAGCCGCGAATATGATTGCCAGCAAAATCAACCTTGGCGAACTTCCCGAAAAGAAGAAATCTCCCAAACGAAAAATCGCTTAGGAGAAAAACTCCGTTGGGCGAACTTGTCCGCCAAAACCAACGGAAAATAAATCCGTTTTGTCTGTCATTTGGCACAAAAGTGGCAGACAAAATGGCAGACAAGCCGAAATCTTGTCTGCCACACAAAAAATACCTAAGCCGCTAAAAGGCTTAGGTATAAGGAATGCCGGTGATGGGGGTCGAACCCATACGGTGTCACCACCAACGGATTTTGAGTCCGTCTCGTCTGCCAATTCCAACACACCGGCGTATGTAGGTACTTTGCTAGTATACCAGCCCCATGCCAAATTGTCAAGGCATCCGCGCCGGGATTTTGCGGACAAATTTTCCGATTTTTTTGTCAAAAGGCATTGACAAACGGTTTTCATGCCGCTATAATAATTAGCGTCGCCTGACGGCGTCAGGGATATTGCCCCATAGCTCAGTTGGTTAGAGCACCTGACTGTTAATCAGGGTGTCGTCCGTTCAAGTCGGACTGGGGCAGCCAACAAAAATCACCGAGTCACCTTCGGTGATTTTTTATGCGGCCGTAGCTCATCTGGTAGAGCGCCACCTTGCCAAGGTGGAGGTAGCGAGTTCGAGCCTCGTCGGCCGCTCCATTTAGCAACAACCCCGCAGAAGCAATCGCTTCTGCGGGGTTGTTTTGTTTTTTCGGTGAATGTCAAGAGTAAATGCGAAAATTTCATAATTTAATTTTTTTAAAGGGCGGCAACGCACGTTTGATATGCCATTTCGGCAGTCAGATAGCCAAGGACTTTACGGGGATAGTTGTTCATCCAATCTTCGACATTCTGAACCTGTTTCCGTGTCACATCTGCAAAGCTTGTGCCTTTTGGGAATTTCCGCCGAATCATGCGGTTTAGATTTTCGTTTGAACCGCGCTCCCATGAACTGTACGGGTGGCAGTAGTAGAATTTCGTGCGAAGTCCGCTGTACAGTATAGATTTTTTCATTCCTTCCAGATCGGAAAATTCAGTTCCATTGTCTACAGTAATTGATTTAAAGATTTTACGAAACTTGGCACCGAAGCGCCGTTCTAACCGATTCAAGGCAAGAACGGTGCTTTTTGCTGTTCTGTCGGGCATAACGATAATGATTTCCTTGCGGGTCTTTCTCTCCGTTAGAACCAGCAGAGCGCGCAGGCTGGTTTCTGCGGCGCTGTATACAGTGTCCATTTCCCAGTGTCCAAATTCTTCACGGTTGTCGATGATCTCCGGGCGCTTTTCGATGCTTTCGCCACGCGGCGGGCGGGAACCCTTTTTGTTTTCCTTCGCCTTGCGGTGGCGCTTTGGTTTGTCCGGAAGATCTGAATCCGTCAAAGACGCAAAAACACCCTTTGAAATGTAACTGTAAATCGTAGTTACGCACACAGATGTTTTGAATGTGCGCCCCTCTAAGGCTATGTCAGCCAAAGCAGCAGCCGGGGAACGATTTTCATATTTGATTTTGTTCTGTATGTATGCGGCAAATTCGTGATCGTTCCCGATCTTCAAATCTGCGCCTTTCGCGCTCAAATTTGCTTGATAGCGTTCTTCGGCTATATCGGGGCTATACGCGGGATAAAATTCATAAGTTGCGCCGTTCAAACGCTGATACTCGCCCTTCTTGATTTCTCGATAAATCGTGCTGATATGCACGCGCAGTACATCCGCTATTTGGCGGTATGTGTACCCCTCGTTTAAGCATTTTTCAATGCGCAGTCTGTCGGTGCGTGTCAGATGCTTAAAGATGCGCGGCATGTCAAATCCCCCTGTCAGATCAGCGCAGACGCGCCCTGTGCAAGCGCAAGAAGAAATTCAAGCTGTTGGACTGTAAGCGCCGCATGGCCGCAGAAACCGCGTGCACATTCGCGTGCGCACGCATCTGGAAGCCATTCGGCAACAGCATAATCTGATGAAAAGTAATTTTTCATATAGTAGGCCCTCCCATGGCCTTGATTTTTCCCGCCAAATTGATTATAATAAAAAATAAGCAAGGGGCGGTTGTAGTCTCTTAGCGGCTAAAGGTTAGATGGTTACTTTTGAACGGGTCTCCATCTGGCCTTTTTGTTTTTTAACTGCATCCACGCGATGTAAAGGTTGAAGTATTGCTGTTTTGATTTCGGGCTTAACTTTTCAAACTCTTTACTTTTCATTTGGCGGTTCCTTTCTGTTTGTACCGCCCCTTGCTATGTTTATATTGTACTATATTTAGTGTAATATTGCAATATGCAATATGCACTAACTCTAGTGCATATTCTTGTGTGTTCTTGTACTTGCTTTAGTACGCTTTCCTGTGCTATAATAGGGATACTGAAAAAGGCCACTTTATAGCGAGGTGTTTATATGATAACTTATGAAGGGCTGTATAAGCAATTATCAAAGCAGGGCCACAACAAATACTGGTTGCGAAAAAACGGAATCAGTCCGTCCGTTCTGGACAAACTCGGCAAAGGCGGTGGACTTGATTATCGCTCAATAAACAAGCTGTGTGCCTTGCTGAACTGCCAGCCGGGCGATCTCATGGAATATGTTCCAGACCCAGCGCCGCAGGATACAGCAGAATAAACAGAACACGGCAGACAACCCATGCGGGCGGTCTGCCGTGTCCTGTTTTAGTCGTTGTCTACATCATCGGGGATGCCGTCGCCGTCACTGTCGGGCACTTCGGGCAATCCCGCAATGCTTGTCAGCAGAGACAGCAGGCCAGCAAGGGCGGATGCACTGACAACGATACGCCAGTCAACAGCCCCCAGAACGGCAGCGCTGCCGATGGTCGCAATGGCCGTCTGTGCAACGGTCTTGATCGCGCGAACGGCAGCAGCTTTTGCAAGAGCGCGCAAATACTTCTTTTTCATGTGTTTACCTCCGTTTCTCCGCTATGCACGGGGAGACTTTCGCACGTTTCGACAATGTGCTTGATGGACGGGTCGCCATCTCCCAAAGCAACATATGGGTCATAATAATTGCGTAGGGTTTCCAGCCCGTAAGGCGGAATGTAGCCCTTACTTACCGTCAGCATCGTACAGTGCAGGATTCGCACGGTGGTCAGTCCATCCGTACTTGATGCCAGCTTCAACCGCAGCGGCCTGCGCAGGCGTGGCCGTGCCGTAACACTGATTCATGGTGCGGCATACCGTGTGACGAATTGCCAGTAGTGCGGCATCCTCTGCATCCACTGCGCAGAGCGGCGCACCTTTCACGCAATAGTAGGTATTGTCACCGGGGTAGACCTTGGCGGGCCGTCCGCAGTCGTATGGGTTGGGAACATAGGCGAACATCGGCATTCCGGGAAACACGCTGGGGAACATATCGCCGATGCAGGCTTTCGGGGTTTTGGTGGTAGTGTCCATCTTTCAATCCTCCTGTTTGGTTTTTCTTCCTGCCTTTGCTTCATGCGGCGTTTGGCAGTTCATATAATGCCGGTCTTTCCCGGCTGTCAGCTAAGGAAAAGTATGGAGAGAAAAAGGGGCAGCGGGCTGTCAGAATCGAACTGACCGATGCTGTGAAATCTGCGCCAGCACCCGCACATGTACCCGGCAGGCGCGAACAGGTTTGCCCGCCGGGGGATGTGGGAAAATCCCACTTAGGTGTCCGGCACCTCTGCGCGGCAGATCAGCGGCCCGCGCAGTGCCCGTTCAGTCGTTCGCACCCCTTTCTGCAAGGTGCGTTCGACTGCTGGCAGCGGTCAGTTCTGCGCCGATACCGCCAAACGCGCATAGAGTTGTTATTGACGACACATTTCACAAAGCTGATGCCCGTAGGTTCCTTGCCGTATATTTCGTAGAATCGTTCCTCGCAGCGCATAATATCCTCACGTCTCTTCTATTATAGTATCATCGCAATCTCACCGGGCACCCCGAAACCGCTATGTGAAAGTCACCGCAATCTCGGTACATCCCCTCACGGTGCAATCAGACATAAACCCACGAGCTACCGTCGCATCCATAAAAGCGCTTTTTCGGGGCATAAAAGCTTCAATTCACACTCGTTTTGCCCTCTTTCACGCCCGGGTTCCCGGCATTTTGCACTACTAGATGCAGTATTGCAGCCTCATACAGGGCAGTCTGCCGACTTTCCAGCTTAACGCCACTGTAAGAGGCGTATTTATACCAGATTCCACTCTGGAATTTCTTCCAATTTTTAGCAGCTTGAAATGTATAAAATCATCGATATTTAGTGGCTTTCTCCACTCATTGCAGTGGTTTGACCCTCAGAAACTCCCTCGGTGCTTTCAGGCATAAACAGGATTTTCACTGTTGCAAACATGATTTTCAAATCTTCGACAATGCTCGGATGAGCTATGTACATTAAATCCATAGTCAGTTTGTCGTAAGGAGTAGTATTGTACTTGCCATAAACCTGTGCATACCCGGTCAATCCAGCCTTGGCCTGCAGGCGCAGGGAGAATTCCGGCATTTCCTCACAGTACTGAGCTGCAATCTCAGGGCGCTCCGGACGGGGGCCGACGATGCTCAAGTCACCCTTCAAGATATTTATAAGCTGCGGCAATTCATCAACGCGGCAAGCACGAATGATTTTGCCAACGGGCGTGATGCGATCATCGTTTTCGCCGCTGGAAAGACGGGCAACGCCGTCCTTTTCAGCATCAACACGCATACTTCTGAATTTGAGAATGCCGAACTCTTTGCCATCCTTCGTCAAACGAATTTGCTTGTAAAAGACTGGGCCGTGATCC